CGAGCGCGGCGAGAAGGGCGTTGACGGCCGCGACGGCGTCGACGGCAAGGACGGCGCTCCGGGCGAGCGCGGCGAGAAGGGCGTTGACGGCCGCGACGGCGTCGACGGCAAGGACGGCGCTCCGGGCCTGCGCGGCGAGAAGGGCGAGCCGGGCCTCGACGGCAAGGACGGCGCTGCGGGCCGCGACGGTCAGGCTGGCGTTCCCGGTCGCGACGGCGAGAAGGGTGCCAACGGCAAAGATGGTTTCGGCTTTGACGACATGACCGTCGCCTACGACGGCGAGCGCGGCCTAACGATCAAGTTCGTCCGCGGCGACCGTCAAAAGGAATTCGCCTTCGAGATTCCAATCGTGCTCGACCGCGGCGTATGGAAGCCGAAGAAATATCAGCGCAGCGACGGCGTCACCTGCAAGGGATCGTGGTGGATTGCGCAGCGCGAGACCGAACAAAAACCCGGCGAGGGCGGAGATTGGCGGCTGGCGGTGAAGGCCGGACGCGACGGCAAGGACGCGCGCCCGAATCCGCAGCGGGTTGAGGCTTGACGGCGATGCCGCTGGTCACGCTTGAGCAGGCCAATCATCACCTGCGATTGACCCTGACGACATCTGGGAGCCCGCCGGCGTTCGACGATCCACGGGTGCCGGACGTCGAGATGAAGATCGCCCAGGCCGAAGCGATCGTCCTGAATTATCTGAAAACCGCGGCGGTCTATGGCGGTTCGCCTCCAATATGGAGCGGATCGCCGCCGCGTTTCAGCGACAACGACACGCTGAATATCCAGGCCGCGATCCTGCTGGCGCTCGATGCCCTTTACGACGCCGACAAGGATCGAACGCTGGCCGACTACATGGCGCCGACGGGCGTCATAACCTTGCTGCTGATGCGCCTGCGCGATCCGGCGCTTGCCTAACCGACACATCGAAAGGCGAATCCAATGGCCGATCTCGTCGTCTCGTTCGTGCGCAAGCGTCCTCCGCTCAAGGGCTCCGGTAGTGCAGCCGATACGCTGGCTTCCTGGAAGGCGACCCGCGGCTCAGGCGTGCGCAGCCTGCGCATGGCGATCGGATCGGAGTCGGTCTTCAGCGAGTTCGGCGCCAACGCCAAGGACGACGCGGTGGTGCTGCGCGCCGGCGCGGCATGCTGGGTCGCGGTCGGACCGGAAACCTATGTCGGCTCGCCGCCGGTGCTGGCGTCGCCGATCGCCCAGGTGGGCTTCGACGCCAGTCCGGCCGTTGTGGTCGGCAGTCACTACATGCTGGAGAACGAGGTGCTGGAATTGGCGGTGGTCGAAGGCGAAAAGATCGCCGTGATCGCGGCTGCCTGATCGCGCACCCCGCCGTGCTGGAGATGATCGAGCCCCGATGGGCGGGGCAGCGCTGCATCGTGGCAGCGACCGGACCGTCGTTGACGACCGCCGTCACCGACCTGTGCCGCGCCGCGCACGAGCGCGGGACGCACAAGGTCATGGCGGTCAATGACGCCTACCGGCCGATGCCGTTCGCCGATGCACTGTATGCCTGCGACGGCAAGTGGTGGGATTTGCACAAGGGCTGTGCTGACTTTGCCGGGGAAAAGTGGAGCAGTCACGGTGTCAAGCCATTGGGTCACGGCCAGCCGGAAAACGAGAAGACCAGGGTCGCTGAGAAATACGGGCTGCGGCTGGTGTCCGGAAAGTACGCGCCGGAGTTTTCACGCGATCCGGCGCTGGTGCATTACGGCTTCAGCAGCGGGTTTCAGACGATCAACTGGACACTGCACCGGCTGGGATTTGTCGGCGCGATCGTGCTGGTCGGTTTCGATATGCACGCCAGGAACGGAAGGCACTTCTTCGGCAATCATCCGAAGCCGCTCGACAACACCGCGCGGTTCGAAAGTTGGGTGCCGACGTTCGACGAGGCGGCGAAGGCGCTGCCCGACACGGTCGAGATCGTCAACTGCACGCCCGGCAGCGCGCTGAAGTGCTTTCGCATCGCGGACCTGGAGGGCGAGCTTGCGCGGTAGTGAAAGAGCCGACGGGCTGTCCGGCAAACGCCTGAATCAAGACCCGCAGGAATTGGCCGCCTTCGTCGAATTGCTGCGTGCCGAAGGCGCAACATCGTATCTCGAAGTGGGTTGCCGCTGGGGCGATACGCTGCACAAAGTCGGGATGACATTGCCGGAAGGCTCGCGCATCGTCGGGGTCGATCTGCCCGGCATCAAGACCGGCGGGTTGTCCTACAGGATTCAGGGCAGCGAGCCCTATCTCGTCCGCGCGGTGGCGTCTTTGCGTGAGGCGGGCCGCGACGCGCATCTGGTGATCGGCAACAGCCGCGACGCGGCCACGATCGTGGCGGCAAGATTCCTTGGTCCGTTCGACGCCTTGCTGATCGACGCCGACCACACCAGCGAAGGCGCGACCTCCGATTGGCACAACTACGGGCCGATGGCGCGCATCGTCGCGTTCCACGACGTGATGAACCGGTTGCCGGAATGGGGCGTGCGCGAGCTCTATCTCGGTCTCGCCATCGACCACCGCTCGAAAATCATCTCGACCAGCAACCACCGCCGCGGCATCGGTTTGATATGGAACGGGCCGTAACGTGAAGGACGCCGTCGGCTTCTCAGGCGAGTCGTGGCCGCAGTATCAGGACGAACTCGCCAGGTTCATCGAACTGCTGACAGCCGAAGGCGTACGGTCCTACATGGAGGTCGGTTGCCGTTACGGCGACACCATGCACGCGGTCGGCTGCGCGCTGCCGCAGGGATCGACGATCGTCGGCGTCGATTGGGGTCGGTCTTTCGTGCACGAGCCGGGCCGCAGCAAACGCCGCGAGGACAGCGCGTTCAAGCGCGAGCGGTTGCAGCGTTGTGTGGACGATCTGCGCTCGCGCGGGCAAAAGGCCAGCGTGATCCTGGGCGACAGCCGCGCGATGGAGACGCGGCAACTCGCCATGCTTCGCGGACCCTACGACGCGGTTTTCATCGACGCCGGACATTCCAGGGACGACGTCGATGCCGATTGGTTTAACTACGGCGCGATGGGGCGCGTCGTCGCGTTCCACGATGTGTGCAGCGACGGCCGCCGGCTGACCGGGCCCGGCGCGCTGTTCGATGAACTCTCAAAAGCCCGCCGCGCTCAGACGATATCGGTCGATCCGATCCGGCGCGGCATCGGCGTGATCTGGACCCGCTGAATGTGGATCGTGCCATCGCGTCAAAGGCCGCACAAGCTGCGCCGCTTTCTGGCGGCATGCGCCGCGACGAAAACACAGACACGCATTGTCGTCGTGATCGACGAGACCGAGCCGTGCACGTCGGAATATCACGCAACCGGCGCCGAAATCCTGGTGCGGCCCGGCGAATCGATCGGCTGTGTCGACAAGGTCAGGTTCGCGTTCCGCGCATTTCCGGATTTGCAATGGTACGGGATGCTGGTCGACGACTGCGAGCCGCTCACCCGCGGATGGGACGTGGCGCTGATCGAGGCATGCATGCCGGGCCGCATCGCCTATTGCGACGACGGCCGCGGCCGGTACTGCATGCCGGCAATCTGCGGCACGCTGTTGCGCGCGGTCGGCGACGTCGGCCCGGCCGGGTTGCAGCACTACGGGCTCGATCAATACTGGCGCAAGCTCGCGCGCGCCAGCGGTCGTTTGGTGTATCTGCGCCGGCACACGATCCGGCTGACCGACCGCGTGCGCGGCGAACCGGAAAGTTCGTGGGACGAACCCAAGCGCCGCCAGAAGGCGCGGCGTCACGAGGACAAGGCGGTGTGGCACGCCATGAGGAAATCGCAGGCGTTCCGCGATATGGTCGCGACGGTGCAGGCGGTGCCATGTCATGTCTAGGCTAACCGTCTGTTCGTTTTGGTGGCACGACCATGCCGTCGCCGGCCAGGAACGCTATGACTACCGGCCGAGACATATCGAGATTCACCGCAATATGTTCGCGCGGCATCTGACGGTGCCGCACGACTACGTCTGCATCACCGACCGGCCGGACCTGGTCGACAAATCGATCCGGACCGTGCCTCTGGATCGCCGGACCTTCGTTCCCGGCACCCGCTACGCCAAGCTGATGGTGTTTCGTCGCGACATCGCGGCGCTGCTCGGGCCACGCATCCTCTCAAGCGACCTTGACGTGGTGCTGGTGCGAAACTGCGACGGCTTGGTGCAGCGAAGCGAACCGCTTGTGCTGTACCGCAACGTGAATTTCGGTTTGATACGAGGTCGCATGAGATTCAATTCCAGCATGATCATGCTGACTGCGGGAGTGCGGCCCGATCTTTACGATGATTTCGATCCGCGAATTACACCGGGCCTGATGCGGCAACTCGGCCACAGCATGGGAACCGATCAGAAGTGGATTTCGTCGCGGGTCGACCGCGACAATCCGTATTGGGACCACACGCACGGCGTCTGGAACGCGATGCGGATGTCGGACAAGGGGCCGGGCGTCGCGACCGAACTGCCCGACAACGCAAAGATCGTGTTGTTCATGGGCAAGCGCGAGCCGGGGATGGCGAAGGTGCAGGCGAAGTTTCCGTGGGTGAAGGAACATTGGCGATGAGAACGATGCCGTTCGATAAATGCGATCCAGACTTCCGAATTTGTGTGTATCTCCGCGCGTCGCCGGAAGTGGCCATGGAGTGCTACGTCGAAGATCGGAAAATTTTGGAGAGTGATCGCACGCGCGTTCGAACGCTTGTGTTGCCGGATTCCAATGAAGGGCTGCACCCAAATCAGCTCGTCAAATACTTTGCAGATGGCGGCATCGGATGGCCATCGCGCACTCTCGTTTGGGTGGAACGAAGGGCTGCCGCGTGAGTGCGGTCGCCGGCATGACGGCCCGCCGCTACCAGGGCGGCTATGCCCAGGAATACGAAGCAAAGCGCGTCGGCCAGGAGCGATGGGCAGTCGAGGATCAAACCGTGCGCGACATGCTCGGGGCCTTGCCGCCCGGAACGCGCGTCCTCGACGTTCCGTTCGGCACCGGCCGGTTCATCCCGTTCTACCGGGAAAAGAGATTCAGCGTTCTGGGCCTCGACATCAATCCCGACATGCTGCGGGAGGCTGCGCTCAAAGCAATCGACCCGCGGCTGGTAGAATTCCGTGTCGGCGACATCCTCGCCATCGACGCGCCGGACAAGTCGTTCGACGTTGCGCTTGCGGTCCGCATCCTCAATCTGATCGACCGGGCGCCGATGCAAACGGCGGTCCGCGAGTTGCAGCGGGTGGCGCGGTCGACGGTCGTGTTCACGCTGCGCATCGGCGATGACGTCGAGCGCGGACAGCGGCACCGCAAGCATTCGATGACCGTGCTTGAAGCGGCAATCCTGCCGGGCTGGAAGATCGAAGAGGTGCGGCTCATTCATCGCAACGCATGGCACATGGTGAGGTTGCGCCGCGTGATCGAACCGCAACCGGCCGATCAAAATGGCTGAACGCCGAGCACTCGCGATGCCGAGCAACGCGCTGCCGTTTCCGCAGCCCGGCAGCAAGGCGGAAGGCGTTCTCGCCGACTTGCGTGTCGGCACGATGACGCCCCGGCAGATCGCCGCGGCGCGCGGCTGCAAGCGGCCCTACGTCACCATGGTCCGCACCAAGGCCATCGCCCGCGGCCTGCTCGACCCGCCGCCGGGATGCGATGCGGGGTTGTCGTTGCGAATCGATTCCGGCGAAGTGCTGGACGCGCTTCGCCTGGAAGCCGCCGAGCGCGACATGCGTACCGAAGACCTGGCACTGGAGGTACTTCGCGTGGTTGCGGTGGAAGACCTGTTCGTCGCCGTGCTTGCGGATGGCAAGTGATGCGCTGGGTCGACGTCTTCGGCCCGACCGGCGTCGGCAAGACAACCATTTGCACGCCGCTGTGGAATCCGGACACCTACTCGCAGGATCGCATCGAGTTGCCGCAGGCGTGGGACAAGTTCGCGCAATGCGCGCGGCGGCTGTGCGACCTGGCTTCGGCCAATGGGCATCCCGGCGCATGGCGCCTGACGCAAACCGCGATCTGGCGCATGCAGCACATCGCGCGCATGCCCGGCGATGGCGTCTACATGAACGTCGGCTTGGCGCATCGCGGCATCTCGATCGCCTGGCGGTTGCCGAAACCGAACGCCATCCGGGAGTTCTATGAATTGATGCCGGTGTCGATCGGGGTGGCGTCGCTGCACGCGGACATCGACACGCTGCATCGTCGCAACGTCGCGCGCGGCAAGGTTATCCGCAACAAGCAGCGCTCCGCCCTGTCGATAAGGATGGCCGCGGTGCAGCCGATTTGCGTTGCCGCGATGAAGGCCGCCGGTGTGCCATTGATCGAGATCGATACCACGGAGCCGGTCGCCGACAATGTCGCAAGGCTTCGGGAGTTTGCCGGTCTGCCCGCGCTCGCTGCTGTCGCCTGACCGACTCGACATCGCGATCAAGTGGCGGTTCTTTTGCCATCTGATCGCAGGCGGCGATCCGGACGCGGAGCGAGTCTATCGCTGGCACATCGCGCAGCGCACCAATGGCATCGAAAAGGGAAGCTGGAAGCGTTCGGTTGACGACTACGTCGCTGCCGCGCGCGAATTGCTGACATCGATGCAGGCAAACGGCTTCGATCCGTCGTGTCCGATCCCGATCGGGACGAACGGGCGGATGCGCAACGGCGCGCACCGTCTGGCTTGCGCGCTGGCACTCGGCATCGACGTTGCAATCGAGCGGATCGACAAGCCCGGCACAGCATCGCCCTGGGGCGAACGATGGCTGCTCGTCGGCGGCATCGGAGCGGCGGACCTGCGCCGCGCCAAGTCGGATTGGGAATCGTTGCATGGCCAAATCGGCGACCGTCCTGGTTCGCACGGTGCAAACGGAATGGGCGGGTAGCTGGGGCGGCGCCTTCGCGGAGGGGCTGATGCGCCACGGCTGGGGCGCCGAGCTGCGCACCGATTACGCCCGCAACGATCTGGTGGTGTTCTGGGGGGTCTCGCAGCGCGAGACGATCGAGCGCGCCAGGCGTGACGGCTGCGAGGTCTGCATCCTGGAGCGGTCCTATTTGCCGGATCGGTTCAAGTATGCGTCGGTGAGCTTTGGCGGCGGCTTGAACGGCCGCGGCATTTTCCGCGGACCGTTCCATGACGGAACGCGCTTCGAACGGCACTTCGCGCATCTGCTGCAACCGTGGAATCCGAAGCCGGACGGTTACGCGCTGATCATGGAGCAGGTGCCGGGCGACAATTCGGTGCGCGGCGTCGATCTGCCGGGCTTCTACGCCAAAGCGCATCGGGCGTTCGCCGCGCAGGGGATCGCCGCCATGGTGCGGGCGCATCCGCGGTCTTCGCCGAAATCCGGCGAGCGGGCGATTGCCGCGGCGTACCGTTCTCTGGCGGACGATCTATCCGGCGCGCGCTGTGTCGTGACATGGAATTCGAACGCGGGTGTCGACGCTGTGCTGGCTGGAATTCCGGCGATTGCGATGGATCAAGGATCGATGGCCTGGGATGTGACGGGGCACGAATTGAACATGCCGCCGATGCCGGATCGAACGGCATGGGCCCATGCGCTGGCGTGGAAGCAATGGACCAAGGACGAGATCGCCAGCGGCGCGTGCTGGGAGAATGTGAGGGGTGACCTGTGACGGAGCACACATTCGCTAGCGAACCACGATGGGACGACGAAGACAGTTTTTATTCTGTCCGTGCGATGATCGGCGATCATGCGGAAATAGAGGAATACTACCTCGACTCAAGCGGACAACGATCATTCTGCTGCTTCATGTCGGCGGATGAGGCTTGGAAGCATATCTCGGAGTGTCGGTTGCGCGACGATAGCGGACAAGTCGCCCGCTACCTTGAGGCAAAGCGGCTCGGCCTTGTTCATGGGTGACCTATGAGGGCCGGCAATCTCGACCGCCTGATCACCATCCAGAGAAAGACCGTGACGCAATCGCCGTCCGGCGCTCCGGTCGAGACCTGGGCCGACCGAGCCCACCGCATCTTTGCGGGCTATCGCCCGCTGCGCGGCGAAGAGCGGTTCACCGCCGCGCAGGAAGTGGCGAAGGAACAGGTCGAGTTCATCGTCCGGAATTCACCCGCGCTTGCCGATCTGTCGCCGCTCGACCGCATCCTCTACCCCGCGCCCGCCGCTGCCGACGTGCAGTCGCCGGCGGCGGGCACCGTGTTCGACATTCTCGCCGCGCCGGAGATGGGACGGGATCGTGGCATCCGAATCGCGGCCGAGCGCCGCACGGACGTCTGACCATGGCATTGAAAGACATCCGCCCGGCGCTGCGCGCGTTCCTCGCCGCCGACGCGGCGATTGCGGCGCTGGTGGTGGGCGGCGGGACGACGCGAATCTATCCGGTGAAGCTGCCGCAGGGCGTGACCGCGGCAAGCATCGTCTACAACGAAATCTCCGGGCTGGGCGATCACCACAACGAGGGTCCGTCGGGACTGGCAATGGTGCGGATGCAGATCGCGGCCTGGGCCCAGACGGCCGACGCCGCGCACGCGCTCTATCTGGCGGTCAAGGAACGCATCGACGGTTATCGCGGCCCGATGGGATCGGGCGACGCGCTGGTGACCGTGCAAGGCGTGTTCCTCGATGGCTGGCGGGATTCCGACGATACCGAAGCCGACCTTCGCGGCAAGATCGCGGATTACTTCATTCACTATGAGGAACGATGACGATGGCCTCCACCCGCGAGACCTCGATGACGCTAACGCTATCGACCTTGCACCTGGTCACACGTCGTCCGGCGTCAGGTTGTGTCGCACCATCAGTCGCAACAGCTTGTCGACGGCGGGATGGACTTTGGTGGCCCCGGATAGCCAGCGGTGGATGGTGCTGGGATTGATGCGGAGCCAACGCGCAAACGCACCGATGCCTTGATCGTCGTCGCGTTCGCCGCCGATGAAAAGGTACGCGATGGCGATCCGCAGTTGTTTTGGGGTCATGCCATTCCCCCGATCCGCTCCAACCACGGTTCGAAAACCTCCGCTTCGAACTGATACTCGGCATCCGGGTCCCACGGGTAAGAGCGCAGTTCATTTTCGAGGAACATCAAACATTCCTTGTGCCCGTCGCCGAGGTATATGGCGCAGAGATCAGCTTCGCTTGCGACCCCGACGTGATCGAGGAAGTCGTAGGCCCATTGGGCCTGAACGCCGGTGATTTTGCTCAGATACTCGGCCGTCTGGATCATGAAGTCTTCGTTGGTCATGTCGTCCTCCTGTTGATAAGTCACACGGTATTGCGCTATGCAATATATTGCGACATGCAATATTTGGATGGCGTTCACGAATTGTTACAGGAATGGGCGGGATGGCGCAAAAGATCAGTTTCAAGGTCGAGGGCCTGAAGGAGCTCGAAAAGGCGCTGCTGGAATTGCCCAAGTCGGTTCAGGGCAATGTGCTCAAGCGCGCCGTGGCGGGGCCGGGCGCCGACTTCGCCGACGCTGCTGCCGAGAAGGCACCAAAGGATCGTCCGCTCTTGGCTCTGGAGATCAAGGTCTCAAAGCCGAAGATCATCAATCCCGGCACCGCTGCGTTCGCCGCCGCAATGCGCGAAGGATCGACGCGGGCGGAAGCCGCACAAGCTGCACGCGCCGCCAATCGCGCCGCCGGCGGCACCGGCCGTTCGGTCGTGGTGCAGGCCGGTCCGACCAAGCGCGCGTTCCACGGTTCGTTGCAGGAATTCGGCACCGCGCACCATGGCCCGCAGCCGTTCATGCGGCCGACCTGGGACCGGATCGGGCCAAGCATCCCGGCCGCGATCGGCGCGACGCTCGCCGAAGCCATCGAGAAGGCGCGCAAGCGCCCCGCACGAAAAGCCGAACGCGAAGCCGCAAAGCTCGCCGCCGGCCGGTAGTCAACTCCCCGTCACCCGCGGGGGTCGTGTTCGCGGGCCTTCCCCACACCGAACGACTTAAATGGGAGACACGCGATGTCGGAAGAAACCAATGCGGAAATCGGCTTTGGCCTGCTGATCAAGATGAAGACCTCGGCCTCGCCGGTGACGTTCACCACGCTGGGCCAGATGAAGGACGTCACCCCGTCCGGCTTTTCCGTCGACATGGTCGACGCCACCCACAACGAGTCGCCGGACACCGAGGAAGAGGTCGTCGCCGGGATCGTGCGCACCGGCGAGACGTCGTTTCAGATTCACTACGATCCGGTGTCGGCGACCATGGCGCTTCTCGAAGGAGCCAAGCGGGTCAAGAAGACGTTCCGCGAGGTCTGGCCGGATGGCCGCTACGTCGAGTATGACGGCTATATCCAGAGCGTCGAGCCGGAAGCGCCGACCGAGGACAAGTCGGTAGCTGCGGTGACGCTCAAGCGCAGCGGAACGCTGACCGCCAACGCCGCCGCGGCGCCTTCGAATCTGACCCTGCCGGCGATCTCCGGCCTGCTGGAAGTCGGCGAGGTGCTCACCGCCTACGAAGGCGTCTGGGCCAACGAGCCGACCAGCTTCACCTATCAATGGTATGCCGCGTCGGCGTCGCCGCCGGCGGCCATCGCCGGCGCAACGTCGCGGACCTACACGCTTCAGGCCGGCGACGAAACCGATCACATCTCGGTGCAGGTGACAGCGGTGAATTCGGCCGGCTCCGCTGCGGCAACATCGCCCGCGACCGACACCATCGCGGCGTAAAGGTGACGCATGGCAAATCCGCACATGGGGGAGGTCGCCGTCGAGATCGGCGGCACCCCCTACACGCTGGTCTTCAACGTCAACGCGATCTGCGAGATCGAAGATTTGCTCGGTCGAACATGGATCGACATTGCGCGCGAGCTCCAGACCTGGGCGCCGAAAACCGCGGCCAACGGCAAGCCGGCGCAGGAGACGGAAGCCGAGACGCTCGACCGCGCGTCGCGGGTCGATATGCGGCTCATTCGCGCGTTGTTCTGGGGCGCGCTGCGCGAGCACCACGACGAAGTCACGTTGAAGCAGGCCGGCGCGTTGATGGACGGCGTGCAAGGCGGCGCGCTCGACGTGTTGAACAAGCTGTTCGAGCGCATCGGCTCGGACTCCGATAAGGGCGCGGTATCGCCGAACCCTCCGCCGCCGGGTCGGAAGAAACCGCCCTCGACTGGCCCGGCCTCTTCCGCTGCTGGTGCGGGCTAGGGCTGGACCCCGATTCATTCTGGCGGCAAACGCCGCGGCTCCTGCAATTGGCGTTCGACGGCCACCAGGACCGATTGATTCAAGAACACAACGAATCGACCTATCTGGCCTGGCGCATCGCGGACTTGCTGCGGGCCAAGCCGGTCAAGCTCGACAGGCTGCTGATCAAGCCCGGCGCCAAGCCGCAGCACCGATTCCAGACCCCTGAAGAACGCTGGTCGGCGCTCGCCGGCGCGGCAAACCGCACGTCCCATTGACCCCGCACGATAGAGGCTAACCATCATGGCCGCAGGCAATGCCGTCATCGGTGCGCTTCGCGTCGTACTCGGCGCCGATACAGCCTCGTTCGAAAAGGGGCTCAAATCGGCGCAGGGCAAGCTCGCGGGCTTCGGCGCCGGCATCGCCAAGGCCGGGCTCATCGCCGGCGCGGCGTTTGCTGCGGTCGGCGTCGGCGTCGCGGTCGCGGTCAAGGGCGCGATCAATGAAGCGGACAAGCTCACAAAGATGGCGCAGTCGATCGGCGTGCCGGTCGAGGAACTGTCGAAACTCAAGCACGCCGCCGACCTCAGCGGCGTCGGAATCGAGTCTCTGAGCAAGGGCATCGGCCGGCTCAACCGCAACGTGGTCGAGGCCGCGCAAGGCTTGTCGACGCCGATCCGAGCGTTCCAGGCGCTCGGCATCGAGATCAGGAACACCGACGGCAGTCTCAAGACCGTCAGCCAGATCATGCCTGAGCTCGCATCGCGGTTCGCCGCGATGCGCGACGGGCCGGAGAAGACCGCGCTGGCGATGCAGTTGCTGGGCCGCGCCGGTGCCGACCTCATTCCGCTGCTCAACGCCGGTGCCGGCGGCTTAAAAAAGATGATGGACGAGGCCGAACAGCTCGGCATCGTCATCGACAGCAAGACCGGCAAGGCCGCCGAAGCCTTCAACGACAATCTGAAGCGGCTCGGCAAGGTCAAGGACGGCATCATCACCAAGATCACGGCGCACATGCTGCCGGGACTGGAGAGGATGTCGGAGGCCCTTGTCGTCGTCGCCAAGAACGCCAACCTGCTAAAATCGGCCGGCGAAGGCATAGCGGCGATGCTGCAAGGTCTCGTTTCGGTCGGCCTGCACACCATCCTGATCTTTCAACGGCTCGGCGCCGAGTGGGGTGCGCTACGCGAGTTCCTGCAAACCGATATCTTCTCCGGAAAGGTCGCGGAGAATTGGGCAAAGTTCCGCGCCGAAGGCGAGAAGACGCAACGAGACTTCGCGTTGCTTCGGGCCACGCTCGCCGCCGGCGAATGGGGCATGGCGTTCGGTCCGCTCGCGGCCGGCGCCGCCAATGCCTCGGGCAAGGTCGCGAAGTTCACGCCTGCCATCGCCGGCGCAAAGAGTGCACTCGATGGATTCCTCGATTCGCAGAAGAAGTCGCTGGCCGCGCAGCAAGCCGAGCTTGCGACGGTCGGGCTGGCAGCCGGCGCAAAGGAACGGCTGAAGGTCGTTCTGCAAGGGCTTGCCATCGCGCAGGCGCAGAACATCCCGTTGACCGATGCGATGCGGATGAAGCTCTCGGAAACGGCGTTCGCGGCCGAACAGATGGCGCTCAAGCTGCAAGGCGCGCAACTGGTGCAGCAGAACCTCGCGCCGCACGAGGCGTTCCGAAACGAGATGGATAACAACCGCCGCGCCATGGAGGCGTTCGGCGCCAGCGCGGAGCAGATCGGCCGCGTGCAGCAGGCCGTGGCCGAACGCTACGGGGCGACCTGGGGCCAGGTCGGTCAATCGGTCGCCGGATCGTTCCAGCAGATCGGCAACGCCTTCGCCAAGGAAAATAAGTCGATGGCTCTGGTGGCGCGCGCGGCGGGCCTGGTGCAGGCCACAATCTCGATGTTCGTCGGCGCGGCGAAGGCGCTTGAACTGCCGTTCCCGGCCAATCTCGCGGCATGGGCGACGGTGCTGGCGACCGGCGCGCAAGCCGTCGCCGGAATCAAGGGCGTGCAGGCCGGCGGCTTTGCGGCGGGCGGTTCGTTCAAGGTTCCGGGCGGCGTCAGCATGAGCGACAATCAGTCGGTGCAGATGCAGGTGGCGTCGGGCGAGCGGGTCACGGTCGAGCCGAATCGCTACGGTGCGGCCGGCGCGGGTGGCGGCGGCGGCGACCGCATGCTGACGATCAAGGGCATCAAGCCGAAGGAATACTACCGCGGCGACGTGCTGCGCGACCTTCTCGACAACGCCGCCGACCTGGTTCGCAACGGCTACAAGCTGAAGCTGGCCTGAGAAACCTGGGCCGCACCCCGTGGGCATCGTCCTTTCATCGAACTTCGTTCTCACCGAGGACGATCCGAGCCTGACGGCGGATCATCCCATCGTGTTGTGGAACAACATCGTCACCATCGACAACATCGAAGCAGATACCGAGGACGCCGACTTCCCGGCGATCAACCTGGCCAATCCGGCGACGCACCTGAAATGGCAGGCCGCGACCGCGGTCGAGCAGTACATCAAGATCACCACAAATTCGGCCGACGATCTCGACGCGCTGGCGATCGCCAAGCACAACCTCGCCACCGCCGGCATCGCCGCGTCGGTCGGATATTTCGATACCGCAAGCCCGCCGCTGTGGACCGAGCTCGCCGGGCCGTCACTGCCGGGCGACAACGGCCCGCTGCTGTTTCGCTTCACGCCGCAGCCGCTCGAAGCGATCTGGCTCAAGCTTGCTGCCGGCAGCGCGGTTGCGCAGATCGCGGTGCTGTCCGCCGGCAAGCTTCTGGTGCTGCCGCGAAAGCTGTACCAGGGCATCACGCCGATCGTGCACGGCCGCCGCGTGGTGGTGGCCAACGGTAGAAGCGAGGCCGGCGACTATCTCGGCCGCATCGTCACCCAGGAATTCCGCGAATCCAAGGTGCCGCTGTCGCTGATCGAGCCGGCCTACTACCGCGCCCACATCGATGCGTTCGTCGCTGCGAGCCGCGACACGCCGTTCTTCTTCGGCTGGCGCCCGCAGAGCTACCCGGCCGAGATCGGCTATTGCGCCATGACCAACGAGCCGATGCCGGTCAACGAAAGCCCGCACGGGCTGGTGGCGCTCACGCTTGAAATGACCGGCGTCGCCTAGCCGGCGCGCAGCCCTTCGAACATTGAACGGATCGACGCCGGCCGATGCGGATAGCGCAATACATCGAGGTCGACGTCGACAATTGCGCCGAGACATTCGGCGTGGCGCCGTGCCAGGCGTCGCTTACCGCGTCGCCGCCGACCGGCACCCGCAAGTGCTTCAACTCGCTAGGCACATGCCAGGACCCCGACAACTTCAACAACGTGCCGGTGACGTGGCGGTTCGCGGTGCCGACCGAGTTCCTGCCCGCCGACATCGAAGCGATTCCCTGCATCGTCGACATCGAGTTCGATCCCGGCCGGCTTTCGCTCGGCGAGAACCTGGGCGAGCGCGCGACGCTCACCGTCAAGCTGCGCGACTTCCGCCACAGCGACACCGGGCCCGGCGGCGACAAGTATCTCAGCGAGCGCAGCTACAACGCATTCACGCAAGGCACGTTCTTCGGCAAGTGGCACGCCCGCAACCCGTACATGCGCGGGCGCTCGCTGCGCTGGAAGTTGGGCGAGCCCGGCACCTCGATCGACGAAATGGAAACCCACCATTTCGTGATCGACAACTACGACGGCCCAAACGCCGACGGCATCTTCACCATCGTCGCCAAGGACGTGCTCAAGCTGGCTTCCGGCGACCGCGCGCTGGCGCCGCTGCCGAACAACGGCTACCTGGTCGCCGGCATCGACGACAACGACCTTGCCGCGACGCTGACGCCTTCTGGCATCGGCAATGCCGAATACGCAGCGTCGGGCTACGTCGCGATCGGCGGCAGCGAAATATGTTCGTTCACGCGCTCCAGCGACGCGCTCACCATCGTCCGCGCGCAGCTTTCGACGGCGGCGGATTTGCACGCCGCCGAGGACCGCGTCCAGCAGGTGCTCTACTACGAGCAGCAGGACGCCGCCGACATCGTCGCCGATTTGCTGATCAACTATGCCGGCGTCGATGCTTCGTTCATTCCGCTGGCGGCGTGGCAGGCGGAAACCGCCGCGCACCTCAACCGGGTCTACACCTGGATCGTCGCAAACCCGACGCCGGTCGAGGACTTGCTGGCCGAATTGATCCAGGTCGCCGGCCTGGTGATCTGGTGGCGCGACGACGTCCAGCAGATCGGATTTCAAGTCATCAAAGGCGTCGATACCACCGCGGCGCGGTTCACCGAGGCCGAGATGGCCGCCGGCAGCTTCGACGTGCAGGAGCAGCCCGACAAGCGGCTGTCGCAGGTCGTTACCTATTTCGCCCAGATCGATCCGCTCACAAGCCTGACCGACGCCAAGAACTTCGCCGCGGTGGCGCCGTCGATCGACCTTCTTGCCGAGGCCAACGAAGGCTCGGCGGCGATCCGGCAGGACTTCACCCGGCTTATTCCGATCGCCGGGCGCAGCGCCGCCGACCGCCGCAACGCTATCCTGCTGGGGCGGTTCACCATCCCGCCGCGGCTGTTCCGGTTTCATCTGTTGCGCGACAGCCTGCCGGTGATGCCGGAGCTCGCCGGCGGCTATCGCGTCGAGCACTGGACGATGCAGGACGACACCGGGGCGCCGACCGACGCGCCGGTGCAGGTGGTGCGGCTCAAACCCGGCGCCGACTACATCGAGGTCGAGGCCGAGGAAGCAAGGTTCGACGTGCCGGCGGAGGATTCGACGGAACGCACGCTGATCATCGCGTCGAACATCAACAACTACAATTTCCGCACCGCGCACGACTCGATCTATCCGGCGCCGGAAGCCGGCATCACGGTGACCTGCATCGTCAATGCGGGAGTCACAGTCGGATCAAGTTCAAACCTGAATCCCGCATTTGACGTTGGAGATTGGCCGGCTGGGGTGACGCTGATCCTGGTCCTGGTGGGACGGATTCAGGGTGCTGGCGGCAAGGGAGGTAAAGGTGAGTTTCCAACCGCGGCGACAGCCGGTGCCGCCGGTGGTACGGCGTTCTATGCCCGTGCGGCTATCACGGTTGACGACGCTTCCGGAGAAATCTTCGGCGGCGGCGGCGGCGGCGGCGCTGGCCAAGGCAGCTTGGCGTATGGCAACGGCGGCGGCGGCGGCGCGGGAACCGTGCCCGGCGCCGGCGGCAAGGCGGCTGGCGATGCGAAGGACGGCAAGCCCGGCACCGCCGATGTCGGCGGCGCCGGCGGCGCCGCCACTTTCCGTCCGCCCGGCGGCAGGGGCGGCGATCCGGGTGAGGCCGGCACCAAGGGCCACAGCTCGAACACCGCCGCCGGCGCGGCAGGTAAGGCCATCGACGGCATCAGCTTTGTGACTTCGGGATCGCCGATCGGCGACCGCCGCGGCGGCCAGGTCAACTAGCGGCGTCGATCCAGCACACAACATCGAGCGACCATCATGCCCTTTGCGCGCTACAATTTTGCGATCACAGACGAAGCCGGCGACATCGTCGACGGCGCAACCGTGACGGTGACGACGGAATTTTCCGGCGCCCTGCCGCAGCTCTTTTCCGACTTCAACGGCGCGATCGGCATGGATAACCCGTTCGTCGCCGCCGACGGCGCCGACGCCGGATTTAATACCATCGGCGGGCACTATCGTATCGACGCAACCAAAGGCGCGTTCTCGCGCACATGGCGCTACATCCCGATCGGCCTGGCGCAGGGCAGCGACGTTCTGGGCCTCACTCCGGTAGGCGCCTACAACACCGGCTCGCCGTCGACCACCTACCACACCGGACATCTTGTCACCCACGACGGCCGGCTGTTCGCATCCAAGGTCGACGACAACACCGGCAACGTGCCGCCGACTGCGGACGAGGACGATGCATTCTGGATGTTCGTGCCGGTGGTTCAAGGCGTAATCGGCGAGGACGGCGAGGGACTCGACTTCGACGCGCACGTCGACGACATCGCCGCGCGTGCGGCCTACGAGGGCGAGGTCGCTGGCTTTCGCGTGCTGGTCGACGACACCGGCGACGGCCGTGCCGCGATCTACAGCCTGCTCGCGACTTCGCCGCCGTCGTGGCAGGGTCCGGCGTATGTCACAGGTGCCGACGGTGATACCGGCGCGACTGGGGTGTCCGGCGCCGATGGCACAACGACGACCGCGCAAAACGACGAACCGTCCACCACGTTTCCCGCCGGCTCGCTGTGGATCGATGCCGATTCCGACGACGCCGATCTCTATGTCCTGACTGGCTCGCCTCTGGCATGGGTCGACACCGGCATCAACATGCAGGGCGCCGACGGGGCGAACGGTGCCAATGGCTCCAATGGGGCAGACGGCGCTGACGGTTCGACTATCGTCACGCAAAACGACGAACCGGCGACGACGTATCCGGCCGGGTCGCTTTGGATCGACGCCGACTCGACGGATGGCGACCTCTATGTCCTGACCGGATCGCCGTTGGCTTGGGTCGATACCGGCATAAACATGCAAGCGGCCGACGGTGCCGCCGGCGCGGACGGCCTGTTCGCCGGCACCGAAGCGTTCGAAACGTCTCTCGTTGACACAGACGAACTGTACTTCACCCGGCCCGGTTCTCCTGGCGGGCCGCGGCGGATTCTCGTTGGCGACGTCGATTTCGGCGGGAGCGTCGGAAACACCGAAGCGAATGTCAACATCGTCAACGGCTATCTGGATTGGTCGGTCGATTCCAACGCCCTGACCGCTGCATTGAAGACCAACGCCGGCAACGATCCGAGCGCCGGCGATCCGGTATGGGTCCGGTTCCGCTCCGTTACGGTGACGGACGGTGCGCCGGAATGGGTCGCGGTGACGGCGCCGCTGTCGGTGACGGTGCCGAGCGGCGGCACGTTGGGGTTCGTAAACGGGTACGCCGCGCGCGTCTACGCGACGATCTTCAATGATGGGGGAACGCTGCGGCTGGGGGTCATCAAGACAGCAGCCACATCATTAGGCAAACTTGTGAGTCTGTACCGACTCCGGGGCTGGGGCATCGCCAGTTCGACTGCGGTAGGGACCGGATCAGACTCATCACAAATCTTCTACACCGACTCCGCCGTCACCGCGAAGGCGTACACCGTCATCGGCTGGGCATCATGGGAAAGCGGCTTGACCGCCGGCACATGGGTTGCCCCGACACGCGAGCATCTCTGGGCTCCAGGCGACCCGCTGCCCGGCGACATCCTGCAAATCCAGCGCGACGACGACGGCGAGGTCGCCACCGGAACGACGACCGTTCCCCTGGACGACTCGGCTCCGACAAGCTCCGAAGGCACGCAATTCCTGTCGGATAGCATCACGCCGACATCCGCCGCCAATTTGACTAGAGTCGAAGCGCAGGTGTACTTGGCGCACAGCGTCGGTAGCAACTTTGCTGCGTTCTTGTTGAATGGCACCACGACGGTGGCTGTCGCGCCGCAACGCGCCATTGCCGACACAGTGCATTGCCCGCCTCCTAACATCAATTACGTGGCGTTGGCGGCCACCACAAGTACGATCACCTTCAACGTCCGGGCCGGCAGTTCTTCGGCCGGGACCACGACGTTCAACGGCCGGGCCGGGTCTCGCGACTATGGCGGTCTCATCAACAGCTACATCGAGTTGAAGGAGATCATGACATGATCCGCGCCGTCTACCACGGCCACGAGCCAAAATGGCCGGCGAGCGCGCAGCACCCCGACGCGGTGCGATATGGGCCTATCGCAATTGACGGTATGGACTATTGGGCCGACTGCATCGGCGGTAGGCCGACCGAGGCCGAAATTCGAGCCGTGCTCAATCCACCCAAGCGCGAGTTCATGGCGCGCGAGTTGTTCGCGGCATTGACGCCGACCGACTACGCCGCGATCCGAACGGCAGCCGCACAGTCGGATGAGATGGGCCTGCTGTGGGCCGCATTGCAGGCACAGGGAAGTGAGCCCATCAGCCTCGACAGCGCAAGGTTCAAGCGCGGCTGGCAGGGGATGATCGCGGCGCTGGGCAAGGCAAGAGCGGCCGAGATCGCCGCGGCACTCCAAGTCAAACCGGAATAGCGACCCATGCCACGAGAAATCTACTATATCCTCGGAGCATCCAATGCGGTCGGCCTGGGCTCCTTGTCGCCAGCACCGAGTTACGCCAACGCCGCGCGCATCTACTATTATTCGCAGCCGTGGGATGCGAGCCTTGACCCGCAGCGACCATGCAACATCGATAACCCTGGTGCGGGGACATGGGATCAAGCAATCGACCCAATTCACTCTCAGCCATCAGCGGGAGTTGGTTTTGGGATCGCATTCGCGGACAAGCGCATCGATCTCAAGGCCGATCCTGAATTGGAAATTGGTCTTGTGCCCTGCGCTTGGGGCGGAACCGATATCAATTCTTCACGTGGCTGGATGAGGGGCTATAACCGTCGCGAGTTGGCCTATTCATGGACGCTTGCTCGCATCCTGAACACCAAAACGTGGGGTACGCCGAAGGCTATCTTGTGGCTTGGCGGGGAGGCTGACGCCGCCGCATCGTCCAATCCGAGCTACTGGATGGCAGGGCTGGCCGATCTTTATACGAAGATCAAACTTGACGGCGGCCTTCCCGATCTCGGCATGATCCTCTCGGTGTTGGGGCCACTGCCGGCCGGGTTATATCCAGGCGCCGCAAAACTGCGCGACTATCAACGTTATGCCGATCGCGTCGTGCCCGCCATCGGTGTGGTCACGGCGGAGGACTTGCAAACAAATGCCGACAACGTGCATCTCAACCAAGGTTCTCAGATCGAATTGGGTCATCGATTTGCCGAACGCACATTCCTCATGGAAGGCGGTGTGCTGGCCCAATACGTGACCGGCGACCGTCGTGACGTTCTCACGGTCACCGCGAGTGCGAGCACATTACAGCAGGACGGCTCGCATCTGGTTGACGGTTCATTTGCAGATACGGCCGGCACCGCGACCTGGTTTCCGAGCGGGACTGCTGTCGCAGGCAAGTGGATCGATTTTCAGTTTTCCGATCCAGTGATTGTCGTCGAGGCGCGTCTTCATCAGAGCGGTGGACAGTCGCACGGTGCGTGGCAATGGCATGTGCTGCATAATGGAAACTATGAGCCGGTCGGCAGCGCATTCACGCTTGGCGGAGCCACCGTGCAGACACAGGCCGAATTGAACGTCAACACTTTGGCTTCGACGAATTATCGTCTTCTTGGAATGTCTGGCAATGCGGCCAGTCCCCAGCCCTACATCCGGGAAATAGAATTCAAGCAGTTCTGAATACCACGCCGATGATATGGGCAATGATCGGCAGCCGTGCCCCGAATCGGAGGTTGGACGCGAGCGGCAACGATGGCAGCAGCGGGCCGTGAATGCCGCTGCCGAAGCTGTCGATAAGCGTCAAGTTATGTGCCGCGCCGATCGCGACTAAATCCTGTTTTGAGTATTCGCGATAATGCATCTGTGAGAGCAAAACAGCGGGCTTGCCTAGAGCTTTTCTCACGACGTTGCTCCATCGCAGTCGATTGGGTGTGATGATGACAATATGCCCGCCGGCACGAGCGGTTCTGCTGACCGTTTCGAAGTAGGCATCTGGTTCGTCCAGGTGCTCGAACACGTCAACGCTCATCACCAGGTCGTAATTGCGTGTTGGCGGCAGGTCTTTGAACCCAGCCACCCAACGCTTCACCTTGGGGTGAGGAAAGTGCCTTTCGGCGGCTTCGACGCTCTTTGGCGACGGATCGACCGCATGGACCACGCTCACATGATCGCGGTCGGCGATGATGACATCCTGGCTTCCCGTGCCGCAGCCGATGTTAAGGATACGTTCCGGCCTTCTGCCGTGACGCATGATCTGATCGACGTCGAAGTTCTCGCGTATTCTCCGGCGCTCCCAATCGAACGACGCCAAATCTTCGGTGACGACCGCATCATGGAAGGCGCGCTGGTCTGACAGGTAAGTCGGGAATCGTTTGTTGGCGGGCATTGGTTGAACGGTTACCGGACGTGCCCGGACCAAGCACAATTCAGATTATCGTTTGCGGTCAACACAATCAACAGCCAACGGTACACCAATGCAACCCTTCCTTGCCGCGCTGGCCATTGCCGGCGCGATCGGCGCTGCCGTGCAGAGCTTGATGCCATACCGGGAGCCGGAGCCGCTCCTGCCGTCGCGTCCCGTGGTCTACGCGCTGGCGCCGGACACCGTGCCACGTATCCCGGACCCGATGCTTTCGAGCGGGGCCAGATGGCAGCCTCCACCGGGGACCGTGCTGCCGCGCCCGATGCCGCCGCGTAGGCCGGTGGCCGCGATCAAGGCCAAGGCGCTGCTGGCCAGGGCGGAAGCGCATATCGGGGACAACCCCACGGGATGGAGCCGGCTGTGGTGCGCGCGGTTCATGGCGATGCTGGTGCCGCAGGCGGAACGGTTTCTCAAACGCAAGGGGCTCAATCCGAACTGGGCCAAGGATTGGGCCGCCCTGCCCAAGGTCAAGCCGAGGCCCGGCGCTATTGCCGTTCTCACCCGCAAGGGCGGCGGCCACATCGGCGTGGTCAAGAAGGTCAAGCGCAATGGAACCGTGCTGGTGGTCTCAGGCAATGCCAGGGGCAAGCCCGGCCGCCGCGTGGTGGCAGAGGGCTGGTATCCGCGGTCGCGGGTGATCGCCTATGTGAGCGCGGCGCTATGACCTGTCGCACAGCCAAAAACACCCGCCCGATGCAATACGACCTTGGCCCGGTGCTGCCGCAGCTTGAACCGATTGCGCCGCTGCCGCCACGGCCCGCGCTGTGGCCGCCGCGGCGTGACCGCGTTGTGCTGGTGGTCGCAGGCTTCGTCGCACTGACGCTCTATGTGCTGCTCCTCCTAGTGCTGTGGGCACAGTGAGGGATGTAATGGAAGCCGTATCGGTCTGGGTCGTGGCAATCCATCTGATTGCAGGTGGCAAGAGCTTCTACATGGACCCGGAGAAACCGCAATACAGCGGGTGGTATGCGACCAAAGCGTTGTGCTTGCAGGCTCCGAAGCCGCCGCTCGCGGGGATCGCCCGCGCTGCGCCGTTTTTCGTCACGGTCAAAGGCGTCGTCTGTCGTGAGCGCAAACCGGCAAAGGTGAAGTGATGCTGCATGTTTCTCAAGCCGCCGTCGATCTGATCGTCGCCTGTGAGGTATCGAGCAAAGCCTATTACGAAAAGAAATACCGCCGTCCGGAGTGGCCGGGCGGCGCGTCCGGCGTGACGGTGTGCATCGGCTATGATCTGGGCTACGCTAATGCCGCCAAGGTGCGACGCGATTTTGCCGGCAAGGTGCCGCAGCAGATGATCGACGCCATGGTGGAGTGCTGCGGCGTCACCGGAACTGCGGCGCGCGGTTTGCTGCCGCGGGTCAAGAACCGCATCGAGATCGGCTGGGCCGTGGCCATCGACGTGTTCATGAACGTCGATCTGCCGCAGTGGACCAGGACGGTATGCGACCGCATCCCGGAGGCGGCAAAGCTTGCGCCGGACTGTCTCGGCGCCATCGTGTCGGTGGCCTACAATCGCGGCGCGTCGTTCGACAAGGCCGGCGACCGCTATCGCGAGATGCGCGACATCAAACTGCACATCAAGACTGCGCGCCTCGGTCTGCCGGACGACGATATCCGCGCGATGAAGCGACTGTGGCCAAGTGTGCGCGGGCTGCGCGAGCGTCGCGATAAGGAGGCCGCGCTCTGGAACAAGGGGCTGCGAGCGCCGGCAGTGGTCCCCGCAGCGCCACCCATCGTCAACGAGAAGCCGCCGCCCCTGGTCGAACCGCCAAAGCCCGGTGCGCCTGAGGGCGGCACGGCCGGCGGCGGTGGGTTGGCGACGGCGGAGGGCGCGCGGCAGGCGGCCGAGTCCGGGCTCGATCCGCTGACGATCGCGCTGCTCGTGGTCGCCGGCATCGTCATCACCATCGGCATTGTTCTCTACATCCGCCACAAGCGGACGCAGCCGGTGCTGGCGCGGGCGAAGGGCTGATGATGCGCGAGAAAGACCAGACCTTCTGCCCAAAGTGCGGCCGCATGTACTGCGAGGGCTATTGGGGCGAAGGCGTCTGCGCCGCCGACATGTATTTCGGCAGCGAGCCGACAGCGGCCGGCGATGCCGTCGCGAGGTATCTGCGCGATTGGTACGAACACAACCGCGAGAGTTGGTGGGATCGACATCGCCCCAGCGCGGATCGCAATGGCTCGCACGCCGACGAATTCATGCTCTCACTCCTCAACGAGGTAGCCCGCATACAGGCGGCAGCAGTGCGCGAGGACGCGGCGGCGCCAGAACGAAAGGACCGACCATGACCATCCTGATTGTGCTGACGTTGCTCGCTGTCATTGTCTGGTACGCGGCGCTGGGTCGCGACTGGCTCCAGCAGCAGGAGTGGACCAAGCCGTTCTACACGAACCCGTGGGTTGAATGGATCGAGATCAAGTTTTGGAAAAAGTCCCAGACGATCCTCAAGGCCCGCGCCAAGATGATGCTCGGCGTTGCGCTGACGATCCTGACCCAACTCGGCACAATCGACCTGACGCCGCTGCTGCCGTTCTTCTCCGAGAAGTACCAGGGGCTATTCACGCTGGCGATCAATCTGCTGCCGCTGGTCATCACCGTCGGCGGCATGATCGACGAGAAGAACCGCAACAACACCTCGACGCCGCTGGCGATCGTGGCGCTGCCTCAGAAGACCATTGACGACTCGCCGGAGATCGCCGTCGCGGTCGATGCCGCGCTCAAGTCCAAGGTCGAGGCCGTCGCGGTCGTGACCAAGATCGAGCAGGAGAACGCCGCCGGCGCGCTGTACGACAAGCAGGCCGCCGCGGCGGACGAGGTGATCGAGGACGCAGCCAAGAAGGGCCGGGGCTGAACATGCTGGAATGGATCGCGGCCAAGCTCCTGACCGTCCCGATCATCGGCGCGCTGTTGAAGCCTATCATCGATGGCCTGCTGACGGCGCAGAAGCAAAAGCTCGACGCCGCCGGCAGTCACGAGGCGCGCGTTGCTGAGTTGGCGACGCAGCAGTACCAGCTAGACAAGCGCGAGGCCGAAGTCCAGGCGGCCGTCGTCATTGCCGAACAGGGCAATTTGGTTACGCGCTCGATCCGGCCAGTCATGGGTTTGGCTGCGGCTATCCTGATCTGGAAGATTTTGGTTTGGGACTTGGCATTAGGCCAGTGGACCGGCGGGCGAACCGACATGCTCAGTTCGCAGGCGTATTGGCTTCTCACAACGATAGTGATTGCCTACATGGGCGGGCGCTCAGCAGAGAAGGTCGCCGACAAGATCGCGGGCATATGGAAGAAATGATGACCAAGCGCAAGCAGCCCCGCCGCCGCTACGGCACTACTCCAAACGGCAGCGCGTCGCTGACACCGGAGAGCCTGCTTCAAATCTCAATGAAACAGGCCGTGGTCGCGTCGGGCATCATCGCGGCGGCGGGCATCGGCTATGCCTATCTCGCGATGGGGCAGGCGACGCAGGGCGATGCGCTCCGGGCGATTTCAACGAAACTCGAAACGAGCACCAAGGTCGCCTTTGAAAAGGTGCAGGAGGACACCGCGTCGCGGGCCAAGATACGCGAGGACTTCATGCTCAATCAGCAGCGCATGACCGAAGTGCTGGGCAAGCTGGATACACGCCTCGCGGTTCAAGAGACCAATCAGAAGATGACCAACGACCAGCTCGGCAAGATCGTCGATCTGTTGCAGCGTCCGACTACGGCTGTGCCGCGGCAGTGAAGACGGGAGAATTATGTGACGCCCAATGCTGAAATCTGCAAGCGCTGCGGCCATGACAATCCATCGTGGTCGGCACCGTCTCCGCTTTGGAATGCGGTGATGCGGGGAGGTTGCATAAATGGCGACCCTATCTTTAGTGACATGGTCTGTGCCTCCTGCTTCATCGCCTTGGCGGAAGCCGGCGGAATTGCTTCCGGGTTTCGAGTGACGGCTGATGTCGTCAAAGTTCCCCTTCAAAATGTCACACCATCCGGCCGCGTGTGGGACCCACAAACGAACCTCTGGCGCGAACGGCATGAGTAGGAAAAGGAGGGCACCATGTTCAACCTCGACCTCAACACGGTAGCCCTGCTGGTGATCGCAGGGCTCAACGTCTTGACCGCGATCGTGACATGGCGCACCAACCTCACGGCAAAGGAAACCAGGCAGATAGCGCAGCAGACTGAACACAACACCAATTCCCTAAGCGAGCAACTTGTCGCAGCTACCGGCAAGGCCGCCTACGCCGCCGGCCGTGAGGAAATGCGCGGGGAAGCCGAGGACAAGGCGGCTGCCGTCGCGCAAGAAGCAAATCGTAAATCCTGAACCGCAAGTCCGATCTCAACAGATGGAGGCAACCATGTCGCTCGGTACAATACTTCTGATCTTGCTCGTTCTTGTGCTAGTAGGCGCGCTGCCGACATGGCCGCACGCCCGCGAATGGGGACCGTGGCCGGCCGGCGGCCTCGGGGTCGTGCTGCTGGTCGTGCTGATCCTGGTGCTGCTGGGGAGGCTGTGATGAACCCGATCCCATTGATTAAGTTCGTCGGCGCATGGTTCTGCATCATCGCGGCCGTGGTGCTGCTGGTGCTAGGTCACACGCTGTTCGGTCTGCCGGGCGTGCTGGCAATCCTGGCCATCGCGTTTGCGCAGGCGCCTACGAGCTGGTCGTAGGACGCAGGCGGCCGCTGCCGTCGTTCCACATCAGCCCGCCGTAGGGGGTGGGCGATCCTGACAGGCGTAGCCGCCCCCGTTGCCGATGGCGGCGATGTCCTACAGGTTAGGCAGCCTGCTTTGCGGTTGCCAGCTTGTCGATGATTTCCTCCCACGAGTCGCCTTCGGCCTTGACGTGGAAGAACATGCCGCTCGATATGCCTACGGTGATCTTGTGGTGACGTGTCACCGATGACAGGCGGTCAACTCGATCCCTGGCGGCCGAGTAGGATGTCATCAGCAATTGAAATTCTTCGTCGGCTTCCAGGATCGCGCGACGCCGCGCGTCTCTCCGCTCGTTCAGTTCATTCCGCTCTTTGATCGCCGCCGGCAATTCGAGCCTCGCGGCTTCCCTCTCATCTTGCGTCGGCGCCTTGGGGTTGATGCGATAGCCAAGCGACTTGCCGAGTATCTTGCCGAGCTTTTTGATTGCGACTGCGCGTTCCATCAGGCCCTCCATTGTTGATGTGCATATTATAGCACGGCGTCAACATCGACTTTTTCTCTCCGCGCAAACATCAATGACTTAGCGGCGATCTCTCGCCAGAATCATTGAAGAAAATAAATTTGAAACTTGCTTTTCGCGGTTTGCTCGTGTGTCACTCGCGGTCATGATTTCTCGGCCACTTCTATCACATCAAAGTATCCCATATGGTACAGGATAGTTTGACCCGGCTTGTCGTCGAATATCACCCTCAAAATATTTCCGTACCGGCGAACGACTGTTCCCTCGCGGCCTCGACCTCCATATGGGAAGGAAGCGTTTAGTCGAACGCGCAGCCCATTTTTGAACTTGGTCGGTTTCCTTGCTGTACGCTGCCGAGTGGCTTTTACTTCTCCGATTCCAAGCGCAGAGTCCGTCATACGATCAAGCGTCACTGCTGCCGCATCCCAATAGTGTGTATCTGCCGGCATTGTTTGCGCCCTACTTTGTCTCTGCCGCTTGTTGCCCATCACGGGCGCGTCGAGTTCCTAATTCGACTCTGCTCGCGCACGGATCGCGGCCATGATCTGTTTGATAGTCGTCCACGGTACATTGATCGACCGCATCACCTCGTTGCCGTCGTTGTCAATATCGGGAAGCGGAACTGAAAACTCGCCGATGTAGGCGGCCTTGGTTTCGGCGCTTGGCGTCAACGCCTCTTGGTATTTTGTGGCATCCATTATGGCGTTCCTTTTCTGCGTGCCCGTTATGTGATGTTAGCGAAGCGGGCTACTCCTTCAAAATTCCGCGTACATCTGCTGCGGTTGGTAATTCGATGCCGTCGAGGCGATCCGCCTCCATCTGAGATCGGAGTTCATCGAGCAGATCGGGAACCGTGTTCATTGTCGCCTTGTACCCGTGCCCGGTCATCCAGTCTTTGATGTTTGCGAGCGTCATATCGACGCCATCATTGTAGGCTGCGACGCGCTCGTTCTGCACAAAATTCACCAGCGCACCAACAATCCCAACGAAGTCGTCTGTCTCTGGCATCGGAGCTATTCTGCGCTCTGCGCAGCCTCCTGCGGAATGACTTGTTTCCAGCCCATCACTACTTCGCGGGGCTTGTGCGGGTAGATTGCTGGCTGGCCGCCCCTTGATGTGTCGCGCCGAAGTTCGCACAGTGCGTCGAGTGCTTCCCACGACAGTTTCAAATACAGATCGGCACCCTCGGTGTTGCGGAAGGCGACATATGCAGTCTCCGGGTGCGCTTCGCTCGTTCCGAGAAACACAATGCGACCTCCATCGAAGTCAATGCGGCGTCCGAGAATTGGCTTTTTCATCTGGTGCCTTGTAGGCTTCCGTTGGCATTGGCGGATCGCGCCATCGACCTCTGCCGTGCAGTGTTGTTCGCCAAGCACCGCAGTTATCGCATACTTCTGTCGGCGACGTTCCCCAGCGCATAGGGATACGCGGACCTTCCCAGAAAATGTCGTGTTCGCAAAGCAACTTAGACCCTCCCCGACTCCTGTCTCGACACGTCACGAGCCAACAGCTTCGGAGCTTTCGAGTGGAACCAGTTTACGTTCGGCATCGAAAGCGGCTGCAATTATCGGCAATGCATCCTCCTTTGAGACGCCGCACGAGCGGCACGCGACGATCAATGCCTCGGTGAGAATCGAAAGTTGCGCATCGCCGTCGTCCGGCGCGGTGAGGGACTTCACCAAGCGCAGGACTGCATTAACGTCGCCGCCTCGAAAGTCTGCTGGCATCGGTGCTCTCTCCTTTGCGGCGGTCAACGTCCTTGGACGGCCCATCAACGTTCTTTCTCGTATAGTTTCAGCATTTCCGTCTTCAACTCGTCAAAGGTCGCCGCTGTTGTTGGTCGCCAATGTGGACACCCCTCATGGCCACCGCGTTTCAAACATTGTGGCCCAGGCCCGTGATAGCACCGCCCGCTGCCAAGCTCGCACTTACCATAGTGTGCGGCTAGGTAGGCCTTGAGTTCATTGCGCACCAACATTAGATTGCCGTTCCTATGTGATTGTTTCGTCTCGTCAGCGCGCTTTCCAATGCCGCCACGCGACCCTTGTGATTTGCGCGAGGATCAACGCAATCGTCCATAAGACCAGCCACCCGAAAGCAACGCGCCACCCTCTGTCCTGGACGAGGCCGGCGAATACTACGCACCAAATAATTGCGAGTCAGAGTGGCACATTATTCTCCTATTCTTTGCCCGTGTTGCGCAGTCAGTGATTCGGATTCTCAATCTCAAATCCCTTTGGGGCAAAGGGCCGATCCTTCGATTCCGCGCCAAGGTGGCTGTAGCCTTCGCCAATCGCCATAGCTTGTGCGATCAGCCAAGCAGCCTGTCGGGCGTCAGACTCAGAGAACGACGCCGAGAATCGACCGTCTACGATCAGATCAATTCTGTCGCCGTTCTTACGGCCGGTGAGGCGTGGAATCACCCGGCCGTCCACCATCACGCGCCATTGTTCGAACGGCCCGACGAGCAGACCAGTCAGCGTTCCTTTCGGCATGTCGATGATATCGGCCATCTATTTTGTCCTGTCCCGTTGTGCATAGTCAGAGTCACGCCGCTTTCGCTGATTTCATCATCCGGTCATAGATGTCGGTCATGGCTGCCTCCGTGAACGATCTGCGAACATCGTTGTGTCAGTTCTGTGCCACGAAACCTGTATGTTCCTAGCTCGTTCCTGTTTGAACCTGCACGAACCTGCAAGGTCACGATGCAGGACTTGCGGATTCCCTTGGGTTTTCGTATGCCCACGTCGGGCAACCCCTCCCCACCGAGGGGAAAATATCATTTCGCATAGCGATTTGATTTCACTTTCGAAACCGTCGCGCTCTTTTCCCTGTGTGTCAGATTTGTGCCCGTCCTGGCTCTGGCAACATCGGCTGCCGTTATCTTCCCGGCCAGCATGAGATGCAGCAGGATCGCGTGCGCGCCGCTCACGCCGACCTCGGCCCAATGCCGCGATGTTCTCTCACCGACGCCGAACAGCCGCGCCGCGCCGACCTGGGTCAGGTCGAGACGGGCCAGCGCGGCTCGAAATTGGGTTGAAGTCATAGGCCAAGGGCCTCGCGGCCTTTATCGGTGAGTCGTTGCCTGATGCGCGTGGTGTATACGCCGATCTTGTGACCCGGCTCATCTTCGATCAGCCTTGCGGATTGAAGCTTCCGGTAGGTCTGTGAAGCCCCGGTCGGGGCCTGGAATGTGTTCCCGGCTGGCGTGAATACATTGTCCACGCGACCGATCTTGACGTTGGTGAGTGCCCGCAGCATGGCCGGCGTGATGTGAATGGTGGTGGTCATTCACGCCTCACCACTAAAATAGGCTGCACGCGCGCCGCCGAAGTCCATCACATACAAATCGCCACGAACCGCGCCTTTGCGGCTCTGCAAAGCGTTCCAAATCAACAGCGTGCCGAAGCTGTATTTTTCGGTGTCGTGCGGCGCCCCCCACTTGCCAACGAAATCGACCACGGTATCTCTGGTCTGCGCGACCTGTTCTTCCGAGCAACAGGCGTCTTCCAAGGTTGCGTCTTCTTCGTAGCCGCCGTTGTTGTTGGCTGCGGTTGCGAGGCGGAAAGCGGTAATTTGTTCCTGGCTAAGCATCTGATCTCTCCATCGCCGGGCGTCATTGCCCTTGCTGATAATTAAGATAGGCTGAATTGGCCTATAGGGCAATATGGCCTATCCGGTCTTTCTATCACGAATTGTTACAGCCGCATTCCCGGCAATCCGGTCGGTCAGGGTCGCATCGTCGCTGGCGTGGCCATAGGTCGAGAATACGTGCTGCGGGGTTTTCCAGCCGCCGAGCTTGGCGACGGTGACCGGATCAACCCCGGAGCGCAACAAAGCCGTGGCAAAGCCATGCCGGCAAGAATGAAACGACAGCATCGGCAGCCCGGCCCGCTTGACCGCCGCGCGCCACGACTTGTCGGCCGAGCAATGCGCGGTGTAGCGGAACACGGTGCGGCCAGGCAGCTTCGCTACATTGGCGAGCGCGAGCAAGAGCGGCTGCGGAAGGTGTGCCAGCCGCTCGCGTCCGGTCTTGGTCTGCCGGATCAGGGCGGTGCGGGATTGAAGGTCCACGTCCTGCCAGCGCAGCGCCAGTGCCTCTCCGATCCGGGCTCCGGTCAGGAACATGAAACAGGCCAGCCCCGCCAGATGGGGCGGCGCGTGCGCCATGAAGGTCTCGACCCACTCCCATGTGGCCGGCGTCTTTATCTTGCGCTCGACCGGGAACCGTTTCACCGATATCCGTGTGCACAGTTCGGATTCGGCGGCATGGTTGACGATGGCCTGCGTCGGCACGATGGCTTGCCGGTTGCGCGTGGCTCCGCCTGCGTTGGGATACAGCGCAATCGCCGAGGCCCGGATAGCTCCCGCTGTGATATCCCGCACCAGCGTGTCCTTCCAATAGTCCTCGACCGGCGCCAGGAACCGCGTCGGCTTGCCGGCGGCGCGATACATCATCGCCGCATGGGCGAAGGTCAGGACCGCTTGCGGGCCATCGAGACGACATTTCCACGCCTTTGCTTCGATGTTGGCCGCGACCCGCGCGGCGATGTCCTTGTCCTGGCTTGCCGTAGTGCCGCGTAGTCGCCGACCGGCAACGGTGCCGCGATAGTGCCAGACTTTTCCGCGCCGGTAGAGTTCAAGGGGCATGGCCGGCTTGCCTCCATGATGGCCTGCACGTCGTCAGGCAGCAGCACCATACGATTGCCCATAATCCGGCACGCGCCAAGCCCCCGTGCGATCTCTCGCACACGCCGCGCCGACCAACCAAGATGTTCGGCCAGCGCATCCGGCGTGGTGTGGTCGGGGAGCGCGGTCATCGCCCGGTCCCGTTGTCCGTTGTCATGGGTGTACCGTTCATTTTTGACGCTCGCGCTCGACCGCCGCTTCATCTTCCGAAACAATCCGCGCGTAGTTAGCGATCTTGCGGTCCTCTTTGTCGCGGCGGGCGTTGGCAAAACCGTCCAATGCACGCTGCCACGCCGCGCGCGGGGTCAAACCTTGGTCATATGGTTCGCGCCAATGACTCGAATACACAGTGAATTCACCCGGTTCGTAGCCAAACTCGCCTTGGATTACGTCTTCGTCCAATTGACGCAGCCACTCGCGGTATTTGGCTTCCATGGCGTCAAACTCCTGGCAGCTTTGACAGTGGCATTCTCGCATCCGCATAACCTACTACCTGTAGTCAACCGGCCGAAATCTTAGTGCCCCTTATCGGCTGTCACGGGCCAATGGTCATGACAAGTCACTTTGTACCCGTTTGGTGTAGATGTTCCGCATGTTGCGAGTTTCCAACACCCTTCGTGGTCGCACGCGCGCTGCATCGTGTTAGGTTCGCGACATTTCGGGCAGCCCATAATCTGATCGGTTTCATCGTCTGAAAATGGATTTGGAGCGCGAAGAATGTCTTCTTCGGCTCCGCCCCAATAGCATTCGAGACAAAGAAATTTTGTCATTGTCCCTGCCCCTTTGCAGAAGTCACTGATCGTCAATGTCGAACACCATTGTATTGCGTGGTAGCACCGTCACAATTTTGTGTTTCGATCCAACCAGAATTGCGCGCGGCGTTGGAATGTAGAACGTCTCCTTGGCCACCTTGAACTTGCGAAAATGTTTAGCCTTGGCTGATTGCAGAGCGGCAACAATTCCAAGTGCTGCGGCTTCATCCGAAACATCTTCAATTCTCTGCTGCCATCGCCTGATTGCGTGTGACGTAATGTGGAGCGTGACGCGCCCATGAACTTCCATTGGTCGCGATGCCGTCTGGCATTCCTTCTCAGCGCCAGGCGGCGGCTCCCATCCCCACCATCCGCCCCAAATAGGACCTGGCTCGCGTTCTGTGGTTGCTGTCTGAGGTTCCATGTCAGCCACCTGCGTGCCCCTTTGCAGAAGTCACGGGCTCGGGCGCGGGAATGTGTAGGTCAAATAGTTCCCGCGCTGAATTCCAGTTGCCGATGAACTTAAGGCCGCATGAACAAGCAATCACGCGCACGCTGCCCGCTGTTCCGGTATCTTTGTCAGAGATGATATTGTGCTGTTGTTCTCGCGGGGCTGGCGACGGCTGGCCCCGGCCAATCGGGCTCCCGCCCTTGGGATCGCTAGGAGGACCAGCATAATTTGGATCACTGCAATGAGGCTGCGTCTTACATTCCTCCGGCGTTGGGCAGTCACTCATATGGAGGCTGCACCAAAGCCGGACCTGCCCAGGCGATCCACCGTCATAGGGATTGGGGAGGGCGTCGATTGCCTTCGCCAGTGCGTCGCAGTGCCTCACAAGATAACTGTCATTCGCACTGTTTCCTCCGTTGGATACCTGTGGCCAGTTGCGATAACGATGCGCGTGGATTTCACCGCGAACGACGTTCGCCGCTTCCTCCCGCGCCCGCTCGAAGGCTTTGCATCTGGCGAAGAAGTAGCGCGATAGATATTCGGCCCGAATCTTGCTGACGGCGGCGTTATGCTCGTCGCGAGAAACCCATTCTTCCTTAGACGGCTCGAAGGCTTCGGCGGGGGTGACTGTGGGGGAGAGGAGCGCGGCGCGGATTGTATACCAGCGGAAGCGAATGGCTATTCCGACAGCCTCATCAGAGTAACGTCGATCTTCGACAATCCGCGCGATCTCCTCGATCAGCTTCTCGTTGTCCATGCCAATTGCTCCTGATATGCGCGCTCAGATCGTCAGCACCCCGTCGCGGCCGAACACCAGGGCGTCGAGCGGATCGGAGATGATCGACGGCGTGTCATTGTCGCGAAGCTCGGCCGCCGAATATCCCGGCAGCGGGTCGCCCATCAACGATGCGGTGAGGCTGCGGGGCAGCAACCTGGCTCTACGGTCGCGCTCGTCGAATGCACCGGGCGGCGCCGCGATGGTGCTCTTTCGCAACGCGCCTGTCTTGGTGACGCCGGCAGTCGGGGTGTGGTCGCGGCGATGAATCCAGCGCGCCTTCTCGATCGCGGTCATGATCTCGTCCGCCCGCAACCTGTTGCCGAGCGCGGCCAGGACGTCGTCCATCGTATGCCCCCGATGCAGCATGGTGCGGGCCTTGCACATTTCCTTGTGCCGGACGCGGCCGCAATAGAGCTTGTAGATTCTCGGCATTGCACGACTCCCCACTTGCTTGCTTTACCTCGTGCCGCGTTCCACTACGCGGCCGGTCATGGTCTTCCGCAACCTGTCGAAGCGCCCGCCGGGCAACGGCCGCGCCGTCCGCGCAATGTCGAGATGGCGTTCGCGCACGCGCTTGGACTTGGCGACCGCGGGCACAACGACCTGGGCGCCGTGAATCCGATTGCAGCGGGAATGCGCGACGCCGACGACAGTGCCGCCGAAGGCGTGCGGAATGCCGTCGTGGCTTTCGTCCCACGATTGCCCCGGCAGCACCGGCAGCCCGCACCACGCAATGTTACAGATGGGATGCTCGCCCAGGCCCGCGTCGCGCGCCTTGGCCGCCTCGCGCCGGTAGAGCTCGCGGCGGCCTTTTGTGGTGAGGCGCTTGCGGGGGAGGGTCATGCTGTGTCCGCCTTCGTCATCAGTCGCAACTCAGCGACGGCCTTCGCATCCCAAACGACGCCCGACGAGCAGTCCCATCCGTAATACCACCGCAGTTCGTGACGTCGCTCCCATACATATGGTGCGATGATGATGCCTTGATATTTCTCGGCCACCCGCCGCCAATCAATCGCGTCTTCGTGGGTGAACAGGTCCGTTCGCCCGTTCGCGTAGTGTGGCAGAATGCCGTACACGGCAGTGAATGCATCAATTTCCGTCGCACCGACCAGTCGCAGCATTGTGGCATCCGATGCCAGCACAACCTCGGTTGCCAAAGCGCCATCAAGCCAGTGTGGCATTTCCGAAGCACACCAGGAGCGCCAGCCGTCCTCACCATCGCCGACCGAGAACCACAGCCCGTCCGGCTTGACACCTCGGTCGGCGCGGCGCGATTGCTCAACACTGCGGACATGGAGCAGCGGACGGCGCGAATAGTGGATCAAGCGTGACGCGGTCATGCGGCGTCCACCTTCGTAGTTCGATTACGACGCACTTTTGTGGCGAGGTGCTTGCGCTGGATGCGAACGGACTTCGTCATCCCAACACCTTCACAATGGCCACCAAGACCTGCCATGTCGGCAGGGCGATGATGGTGCATAGGCAGAGACGTTCGAGGGTCATGTTCAGTCGTTCTTCGCGGGAGGCGGGTTGTTATCCGATTTCCATTCGTCTTGGAGAACGAACTGGTCGAGTGATGAACTCTTCCATTCTCTACGGCCGTCGCGATGTTCCCAGAGCTCTTCAAGTCGAGCGAACAGAAAGCCTTGCCGAATCCGAACGCTCCCGGTCTGACGCCATCCGCCGATTGCGAACGATTGCCCAGGCTTCATCACCACACCCCGCTCGGCCTGCCACAATGAATGCAGCGGACGTATCCGTCCGCCATGATGTACTCGCACTGCCCGGCCGGGGCCTTGGGACATCGTTCCTCGATCTCCGGCCAGTCGCCGACCGCCTCGGTCGATTCGTCGATCGCGTCCGGATCGTCATGCAGGATGACGTCGGGATCGCCGCCGCCGTTGATGGCGAACTCGGCAACGCGGAAGGGGAGGGTGCGTCGGGCCGTCATGCACTCTCCATCTTCGCCGGTGCGCGCAGCGCCACGAACAGCTTCATCATGCCGTCCGCCGTTGCGACGTGCTTGTGGTAGGAGTGCCTTGCGTTGGCAACTGTGTAATCGCCCTTGGCCGAGCGGAAATCCCATTCGCCGCAGGGGCAGCGGAAATGCACGTCGTACTTTCCGGTGCCGACCTCCATCATCAGGTGAATGCCGAAGCGCTTGCACAGCAAGCGCTCCAGGTGCGAAGCGGCTTCGCGTCCGGCCCAGGTGAGATTGTGCCAGCGGTCGGCCGGACGGCGTTCGCAGAAGCCGCGGTCGCGCAGCGCGGCGTAGTCGGCGGCGCCCGCGGTCAATTGGACGTCTTCCATCAGGCGCTTGGTGACGGTGCGGCTGACGTGGCTCTCGTGCATCTGCATCAGCGCGATCCGGCGAAGCGTCGGCATCGCTTCGAGCTCGGCGGCAAGCTCCGGCGCCGGCGGTGAATAGGCGGCCAGCGAATCGACGACGGCTTGGCCTTCCTTGCGGGTGAGCATCCATTTTCCGGTCGCTTCACAAAGATACATGACGCTTACTCCACTGTTGGTGTTTGGCACGGCAATCATTGCCCCTGCCCTCCTTGTGCAATGCCGATCCTGCATCGCCGCTCGACGATCACGGTGTAGTGTTCGTGCATGGCCAAAGACAACACCGACCGAAATGAAGTGGACACCAGTTCGACGTGAAGGCCGGCGGCGGCGGCTTCACGTAAGGTCGCGTTGAGTGCATCGACCGCGAGATTGATTTTGGTCGCCAGAGCGACGTCTGCTGTCTCGGTCATGGCTGCCTTCCGATTGCAGTTGATCGACGCATCGCCGTTACTTCCTCGGCCACAGCGTGTAGATCACCACGCCGGCGACCAGGATCAGCAGCACCGCGATATCGACCGGGCCGAACGTCCAGCCGGCGGGGATGATGTGGTCGAGCATGGGTGCCTCTGCCTTCAGTGGCTCGACGCGGTGCGTTCGATGGTGATCTTCCATGTCTCGACACCGCCGCCCGTCAACTCGACCTCAAGCGATAACTCGGCGACGCTAGAGCGGCCTCTTTCGATACGTTCCGTCGACCGCACGATTCCGATCAACACCCGCGCGGCGTTCGAGATCGCATCGCCTCTCGATCTGATGAGGACTTCGCTTCGATGCAGTTTTGGCCTTCTCATCACGCACCCTCGTCCTGCTCGCGGGATGGAAGCACATCTGCCGCCTGTGCCTGCGCTTCATTCAACTCAAACCACGCTTCGAAACACTCCCTGCTTTCCAAGGGACTGCACTCGAAAAACGTCCGCGTTCCGTGCGTCGCGCCTAGCGCGCGGATAGCACGATGCAATTGCAAGAGGGCGCGCCGAAACGTGTCGCGATCGTTCTCCGCAGAGTGCAGTAATCGCCCCAGGTCGTCTTGGATGCGCACGGTCTCTGCGGCAGCTTCCTCCAGTTGTCGACTGAGGCGATCATTCTCGATCCTGCGTTCGTCGAGGTCTCGCGCGCCCACATCGTAACCGCGCTGCCAATGCCAATTATCGTCGACTCCATCGCGCGCCGCTTCGTCGGCTTCGCGATCGACAATCGGAAATCCCTTCGCCATATCCCTATTCCTGTCTCCGAACGGGGGATTCCCGTCCCGCCCCGATTGCGCTACAATGCGCGGTTGCAAGACCTCACCCCTGGGAGGGCGAAGCGATGATGTGGCGTGGTGTGATTGCGGTTGCGTTGGCGGTGACGACGCTGGCGGCCTGCCAGACGGCCTCGACGGGCCCGGAGCGCGCGGCCCAGGCGCGGGCGTCGCTGCCGCCGGCCTACCGACAAATGATCGTCGAAAAGGTCATGGCCGATTTCGTCGACCCCTACAGCATCCGCGATGCTGGGATATCGGCGCCGATACCGGGGACGTCGATCATGGGCCCGGTGGCGACGGTCTGCGTTCGCGCCAACGCGCGCAACCGCATGGGCGGCTATACCGGCGCGCAGCCCACGGCCTACACGTTTCGCGACCAAAAGCTTACCGTCGTCGTCGACCGCGAGCTGGCGCAGATCGCCTGCGCCAATGCCGTCTACCGGCCATTCCCGGAGATCGACAGCGCGGCCCGTGCCGTCCCGTCGTCCCCGCAAGCCCGCCGCTGAAATCGAAAGGGCCATGGCCCTGGCTCCCGATTGGGTTCGGGAGGGTTATAGCGTAACTAGAATTCTACTGCAACTGGAATTATAGCTGGGCAGGATTAAAGGCAAACCCGCCTGGAAATGTCGCAGGGGTGCGGTTCGGTGCCGGTAATGTCGTAGAGCCATCGCCCGCCCGGACCCTTGGTCATGAATTCGATGCCGCTATAGCCGATCGCGCGGGCGTTCTTGAGCACCCCGCCTTCGGTCATGATCCGGTAGACCGCCGAATCGTCGAGGTAGCCGAAGATCACAAGCTTGGGGTAGCGTTTGAGCGAGTCCAACCGGATTTCCGACTTGGGCTGCGTCTCCCACGACATCACGCTCATGCTCAATCCGATCGAGAGAAACGACCGCCGCAGCCGGTCGGCGTAGTCGGCGCGGATTTGGGCGCCAATGAGCTGGCTAGGCTTGGTTTGGCCTTGGGCCATGGTGACGGTCATGGTGCCGCACAGCACCGCCGCAGCGACGATGCAGCGCATCATGCCCGCCGTTTCCTTGCCGAGAGCGGCCCGACCAGGCCCGCCGCTACTTTATTGAGGCTCTGACGTTCGCTGGGGCTGGCCCTGAGCCAAGCATCCCACAATTCCGGGTCCTTGGTAGGGTCCACGTCCAAAAGCACACCACGGGGCACGCCAAGGGCTTTGCTGATCATCCCTAGGAATTTGATGCTGGGATCATTTTCCCCGCGCTCGTAAGCAGAGATCGACGATAACGATACACCGCTTTCACTGGCTAGTTTTCCCTGGCTCCAGCCCTTGGGATAAGCCGGGCGCGGGAGTTCACGCCATTGCCGAATGAAATTGCCCACGTCCGCCGGAATGTTGGCGGTTTGGCGATAATAGGCCCTAGCTTCATTCACCATAACTGGAATTCTAGGCCCGCCAATCCCCAGGGCTACGGAGCCTGAATAGAATTCCGGTTGAACTAGAATTCCATGCATGCTAGAGATTCGCCCCATGACGTTGAACGAATGGCTTTCCATCCCGAATGCGGACGGCTCCAAAAAGCGCAAGAACGCTTTTGCGGCGGCCATTGGCGTGACGCCAACGATGGTGACCGAATATGCGGAAGGCCGGATGTGGCCGCGCCGGGAGATCGTTGAGGCCATCGAACGCGAAACCGGCGGCGATGTGACCGCCAACGATCTCCTGAAATCTTCCGCCTCGCGCTCGCCTGTCGAGGCCCGGCCATGACGTCGCCTCGGAAACATAACGACTTCGGCCACGGCTCCCCCTTGCGGTTGCACCAAGCCTGCAACGCGAGCGCGAGCTTGTCATCCCATAGCCGTGATGATCGTTGCCGCAAGGTAAACCGTTTCCGCCGATCCTATGTGGAATATGGCTTTGCGGGGGAGGGCGCCTGACATGGCATGGCCGAAGGGGGTGCCCCGTTCGCCTGAGACACGCGCCAATATCGCAGCGGCGATGCAGCGGCCCGAGGTACGCGCCAAGTTGAGCACAGCGCGGCGCGGCAAGCCGAAAAGTCCAGAACATCGCGCCAAGATCAGTGCGGCGCAACTCGGCAAGAAGCGCGGCCCGCATACCCCCGAGACGCGGGCGAAGATCAGTGCGTCGCTGGCCGGCAAGCCGTCGCCCATGAAAGGTAAGCCGCGCAGCCCCGAGACCTGCGCCAAGATCAGCGCGACCATGACCGGCAAGAAGCGCGGTCCGTACTCCACCGCCAAGCGCATGGAGCGCGCGGCATGATCGGACAATTTCATGCTTATCCGGTTGACACACACAGCGACCAAAACCCCCTAGATGTAGGAGACGAAAATGCGGATCAATATCGAGAGCACCAGCAAGATTGTGACGCTGGTTATCGGCGGCCAAGACGTTCCGGCGCGGGTATGGCAGGGCGAAACAGAGGCCGGCGTTCCGGTGCAGTGCTTTATCACGCGGATTGCGCCGGAAATCTCCAAATCCCATCCGAGAATCGACTCGTTGACGGCCGATTTCGAACGCGAGTTGAAGCGAATGGCCGACCCGCGACCGACCGTCGAAGAGATCCCGCTGCGAATGATCCTCTGAGAGGGCCACTACATGTGGGGTCATTTTCCGCCTGTGTGTGTCAACCGGATAAGCATGGACAATTTCACCATTCGGGCTCGCAGCAACACTCAATCCGTGAGCCAGCGGTTCGGCCGCAGGCGTTGAACGGTGCGACGGCTGCGGCCCGAAACAGTTTGGGCGGCGTTTTATCAGCTCCCTTCGGCAACGGAGGGAGTGAGCTTGTCGGAAGGCAGGCTTGTCGCCGCCCAATCCAATCTCGCGGTGGCAAGCGGCCGGCAATAGCCGGCGGTCTAGCTGTCGGAAATAACCAGCCGGATGGCAACGGACAGTCGCGAGATACATTCCGTTCAGCGGGTCTGACCGAGTGGCTAGGCAGCGGCCTTCCAAGCCGCCCACGCGAGTTCGATTCTCGCGGCCCGCTCCAAAGGTCTCGCGGTCGCGGCACCTATGCGGCGAAGCGACGTAGGGATTTAAGGCACGCCAAAGTCGCGGAGTCGGTGCCCTTGCATGTCCGCGCCCCTGACGGTCCGGTCGCGACGGACCCGCGAGATACCTCT